CGCTAGGCTTGATTGCGACTGGGAATCCAGTTGCAAGCATAGTCGCGATTTCAGTCGCTTGATCTTCAGCTTGATCGCCAGAGGCTGCGTTTGGATCTTGGAAGAGTCTGCGGACCAGCGAGGGATCGTCTTGTTCAAGCACTGACTTTACCAGCTCGCCTTGGTTGATGTAAACATTATTTTGGAACATCTGCATTCGCGCCACAGACTTCTGCAACGCAAACTGACGGTTAATAAAGTCAAGTCCACCCTTCGGCTCAATTGAATACTCATCGTGGATACCTTCTGGTGGCATCGAACCAGTCTCTTCCGCATAGCGATACATCAAGTCTTTCTTGTTGTATTGCGTGTAAAGCGACCAGCACTGTTTGAAGAGATGGGCTAGACCCATTCGGAACATGCGATTGCGTAAATCACCAGACGCTGCTGCCTGCGACTGCAATGCTTGGATCTCAGTAGCAGTCTTACGATCCGACACCTGGAACTGCGAGCCAGCACCGAAGTCTGGATTGCCCATTCGCTGTTCCGAAAGCAAACGCTCTTCGAGCATAAGTTTTTGGAAGTCAAATGGAGGTTGGCTAAACTGAACAGGTTTCAAGCCTTGAGGCAGGATCTGCCCAGGCTGCATCTTTAGGTTCGATGTGTTTAGCGAGATGGGATTCTGTGCTTCGAAAACTGGGCGGTTGGCAAGCTCCACATAGTCAGAGAGACTATTTTTTAATTTATTGAGGAGGTTCTCATTCGGGAGGAGGATCTCGGCCACACCTCGTGGACTGTACCAACCGCCACCAGTAACTTCATACGGGAAATCTACGAAAGGTGGTTCACCGTGACGATAGGGTAATGTGAAAGGCTTGCGGACATCTTCAGTTACGACAAGCGGACTGTACGTCTCAACCTTCCATCCGTCTTCGGACGGGGTGTACATTTCCCAAAGAATAATGCGATCATTCTCAGCTTCTTGAGTAATTCCCTCGCGTCTATAAATCTCGTCTTGAATCTCACTTCGTAAGCCCACCGATTTGGAGGGTTTACCCGAAATTGTTTTGATAAAGTCCTCATCCTGCTTGTACAAGGGATTTGCCTTATAGGAATCGACACTCGTTGAGATGATGTGAACGATGAAATCTGCATCTTTGAACTCCTTGGTATAGGAAGGAACGATGATATGGAAAGGATCAATGGCCTCAAACTCAATGCGCTTCTTTTCCTCATTCCAGATTACCTTTGACACTCCACGTCCGTAGAGGAGCAAATTGTCAATTACGGAGACAATCTCTTTCTGAAAATTAGTGCGCTCGCGCATATTGTAGTCAAACCAACGCTCGGCTGATACGGTAAGCGGAGTCAACTGCTGGCGCATCGGTACGAAGCTGGAAAGAATGTCGTTGCCAATCGCGCTGTTTACGAAAGAAGGCTTTAGCTTCTCAATCGCTGTGTCGATCAACTGAACGTGCAAATCTGCGGCTGTAGGCCAAGGCTTGACCTTACGGCGCACGCCAAAGTAGCGAGCTTGATAGAACAACCGTTGGCGATTTTCCCAAGTCTCTCGCTGGTTAAGTGCATCAATAATTCTTGTGTAATAATCTGTACGGCGAGTATCTTTAGCGTTCATTTGTTGCGCTCCACTTTAAGTTCGTATGAAAGATCGTTGACTGCATTCAAGGCTTTCCTCGCCCACTCGCGTGTGCCAGGTGTACCTCTGCGAATCTCAATGTAAGTAGGATCTTTCATTAACTCTTCAACTATCCCTGTTGTGTGCGTCACTGGTGTCGTTGTTGCGCAACCACCAAGACTCACTACGCAAATCACGCTCAATAGCTTTGCGATTCTTGCGCCAATCGGTTTCAAGATTTTGTGTTCGCTTTTCTTTCCAACCTGGAATGATGCGAAACACTGCTGCGATGATCTCAAGGATTGCACGCAGCACAAAAGATTATTTAATATTCAGTCCGACTGTCTTTAGGAAGTTTACGATCTTTTCCAAGAACGTATCGTCCGCTGGGGTCGGTGTGAGTTTAACAATGATGCGGGCTGCGAGAACGATGCCACCAACAGCGGCTACGATCTCTTGCCAATTTGAAGTAATCCAATTCCAGATATTCATAGTGTTTATCCTCCTGCGTCAAATCCAGACATGACGGGATCGTGGGATACCATCATTTCTTGAAGTGACTTCCAAGTTGGACGCTCTATCTGAAATGTCAAGTCAAGACCGACATTTGAGCTGCTGAGGCACAAGGCCAGCGCGTCAGCCCTATCGGGTGAGGCTATGCCTCTGGCGCGCATTGAGTCCTTAGACTCCACGCCAAGCTTGCCCTTGCTGTTGGTGATTGTTCGCCTGCAAGTCAACTGCGCTGTCAAGTCCTCATCCTCTGGCAGTATGATCTCGGCATCCTCAATCTTCTTTGCCATCCCATACCACATCTCAGCCGACCGATTGGTATAGGCATTGTTGTCATACGCCGTAGCGCCAAAGTTAACGCGATTGACTACCCAGCCAGACTCAGCCAAAGCATCGCACATAACCATCCCCATGCCGCTCGCGTCAGCGTAGATGTTGTTGGCTTCCAGCCCAGCCTTCTTAAACTCGACTATAAACCTGCCTACGGCTGCCATCGTGTCTTTCTCACGCCAAGCGATCATAGGTAGGATCTTGTTTCCGTCACTTATGCAGATCACGTTCTGATCGCCACCCGCTGCAAAGTCCACGCCTGCTATGCGTACACCTGGTCTGAAGCGGGGTGGCGTATTATGGCAGTTCTGTAGCTGGGTGAGGTTGATAACTAGGCTTTCCAGCCCTATGTCAACAAACTCGCCGTAGATCATAGATCGGGTTAGTGGGTGCTTCTCGCCATATCGCTGGACTACCTCATCAATCTGAGTCTGCGTTATGTGTGGGCAGTCAAACGCTGTGACTGCGTGCTTCTGCCACATATTGGCTTCCTTGGTAAAGGCTCTATAGAACGCACCGCTAGTACCGCCTGGGCTAGATGCGATTAGCAAGCGGGTTGGTTGACATCGGCTGATGGCCTCGAACAGCGGGTCGGCTACGGTCTTGGCTTCATCCACCACCATCAGCAATGGATGGTATTCGTGGTCCTCGGCGTGCCAGCCTTCAGCACGCCCTGGGTCAGTTGCTGAGTAGCCTATAATGCGTGATGTGTTGCCGTTGGGGTGGAGGTAGCGGATCTCGCCAGATGTGACCTCCCAAGCCCCACCAAGCTTGGCAATGTGATTGCGGAGGCTAGGCCAGAGTTGGCTTTCGACTTGGCGGAAAACGCCTGCCGTAGTTACAGCGATTGAGCGCGGGTAAACGAGCGCGTGCCATATCAAAATAGCCGAAATGACGGTGCTGGTCTTGCCAGACCCGTTGGCTGCACGCAGGGCTACGCGACAGTCTCTAGGCTCTAAATCGCGTAATACCTTGCGTTGCCAGTCATACAGATTGATGCCAAGGACGTTAGAGGCGAAAGCAGATGGTTTAGAGAGGTCTTCGAGTATCTCTTCTTGACTACGCTTGGGGGGCTTTGGCATGAGTGTAGGTTAAGACCTCTTTTTGTTTTGAGCCACAATAATTTGGGGGGGTATATGCGTATTAAATGGGGGCTGGGGGGTTGGCGGGTGGCGTGGTGGTGTACCTAGCCAAGCTCTCAGCCCTTGGCTTTCTAGTCTTCATGCGTCTATGCCTAGTCTTGCCTAAAACTTTTGGCGTTGTGGTTACAATAGTTTGCGTAGCATCTGTCGCACAATAGCTATTGTCTCGAATTGGTAGGACTGGTTTGACCTCAACTGCTTTAGCGTCAATCACTTGCGTCTTCTTTCTGCCCGCGATGCCCGCGAGAAGCTGCGCCAAGTTCCCGCTGATGCCGTGGGTGACATCTTGTGTAACATTAAGCCGCGCACTCGGTTGCGCATATCCATGCGTTCTCTCAAGTATCCAGGCACGCGCCTGCCAACTCTTTTCCCCTGCTAGTTCAACGCTGCGAAGTAGGCCCATCTCATGTTCACGCCTAGCCTTTTTTATCAATCGGCCAAACTCTTGACGCTTAGTCACCCATCCTTGCGCCGTTCCTGGATTGATTCCAATATATTCCGCAGCACGTTCTAAAGTAAATCCTGCGCGTACTGCATCTATTATCTTCGCGCCTAGCTTTTCGTCGTACTGCGTCGGCCTGCCGTTCTTCGCCTTATCGATTGGCAACTCTATCGCGCCTGGAGATGCGCCGTTTTCATCCATAAGTCATCCTTATACCTTATCCTGGGCGAAAAGAAAGTATTGCTATTACTGCCCGCTGGCATTATCTTTCCCAAATGAACAACACAAACACACACACCGAATCCAGCGCGGTCAAAGCCGTTGGAAAAACTATTTATGACAATCTGGATTTTCAGAATCGTCAATTCCTTTGGAATCTTTTTGAGGATGGCTCTGCGATGACTCGCGAGATTACTCGCCATTCACGCTATGCAGGCAGCGCGGTTGAAACTTACCGCGAGATCCACGCTGCAGGCTCAGAGATGGCGCGTTTAATCGCGCTTAAGGTTGAGGAGGCCAAATAACTTTATGTTAACTCAAAATTACAAAACAACTAAAGAACTTATCTATCACTACTCGCACTTCTCGCCGAACTATAAAAAGATAATAAAGATACTTGATGAAATAGATGTAGTTCGCGCCTTGGGGATTCTGAGTGCTGCCACTCATCTATTCAAAATGAAGTATGAGGATATAAAGAATGAGAGTTCAAAATGATTGACCTTACCTTGGCAATCTTATTCCTCTCGCCGTGCGTTGTCTTTATGGCGGTAAACTACTTCAGCAAAAACTAAAGAAAGGAAACATATATGATGCAAACTAACAAAACTAAAACTTGGAAAATCGGCGAAGAGTGCGTTGGTGGAATAATACAAGCGAAAATCAGTAAAAGCTCATATTTTCCATCGTGCACTACAATTAAAATTTTAATTAAAGACTATAAAACGCAGGAGATTGTGGATTCTCAAATTTTCGGAAGACTCCACGAAAGCAGATTAGAAGTTTATTTGAATGATATGACAAGCTCATATCATGCTTCGAAAGTTGTCGAATGGGTAAAGAAAAACGCTTGGTATGATAATGCCACGATGGCATTCGTGGGGAAAAGCTAACATGATGACATTCGAACATGCGACAACGTCAACGGGTGGAGGATTCTCTCGCCCTTCTAAAATGCCTTGCCCCGCCTATTCTATTCCCGCGAGCCTTTGCAAGGTAGGCGGGAAGCTGAGGAAAGTTGAGGGTTCAGTATGTAGCAAGTGCTACGCGATGAAGGGGAATTATAATTATCCCGCCGTGCGCAATGCCTTGGCTCGCCGTTTGCGTTCCCTACGCCGTAACGATTGGGTGGAGAGTATGGTCTACCTAATTGAAGCAGAGGGTAACGCATTTTTTAGGTGGCATGATTCTGGAGATATCCAGAATCAGAATCATCTTAAAAAGATCATAGAGGTTTGCGAGCGCACGCCTGGAGTGCGCCATTGGCTGCCCACAAGAGAGGCTGGCATCCTTCAGTCATTCATAAATAACGGCGGTAAAGTGCCTGAGAATCTTACCATTCGACTAAGTGCGCATATGATAGACGGCATTGCGCCGTTGCCATTGGCTCGCCGTTTAGGCGTTCAAGTCTCAACTGTAGTAACAAGCGGTAAAACATGCCCATCCGCAGAGCAAGGTAACAAGTGCTTAACTTGCCGCGCGTGTTGGGATAAAAATAAGGAGGTAGTAGCATATGGAAAACATTAAAGGAAAGTTCGGGAATAAAGAATTCAAAATCTGGAAGGATTCAGAAATTGAACTTTATTTTTGGGCATGGGGAATCTATGGCGGCCAAGTGGCAAGCCTGGCAAGATGTTGGGAAAGTATACGTTGCGCGGCTAGCGTTTGGGAAAAGGATGGCGCAGGCAATTGGCGGCATTCAAGTGAGGCCATAACATCATGACATCCTACGCCGTTTACAATTCAGTCGGGCAATTCCAGGCACGCTTTTTGACTTGGAGAAGCGCGCTACGTTGGGCAATTCGCGAAGGCATGGAATGGACCGCAGTAATAAGAAAGGAGATTCAATCATGAACTGCCCGCAAGTTTACGCGTTGGGCTTGCTCCACGGCGGGCTGCTGCTCGCCTTTGTATGGCTAGTGTGGCCTAAGAATCGGCGCAAGTAGTCCCGCCTTGACTCTCCCTTTAGCACGGGGAGAGCAAAGGATGGATTGACCCGATAGGGTTTACCCACTCCAAACGGCAGCGTAGTCCTAGTGATTGCGCGAATGAAAGAAAGAAAGAGGAATTGAAAATGAAAATGACAGATCAAAATGCAGTAGAGATATTCAAAAAGGGCGGCGTAGTTGCCGCGAGCGATTGGAAGACGGGCAGCGGAAACTTTGTTTCATCGCGCCCAGTGCCTCAGAAGTGCATTAAAATTGAGGTTACAAAAGAAGATCCTTATTTTAAGACGCACGGGCTATGCGGTGAGGCGAGAAAAGCAATTCATAAGCTGTTATTTTTGCGCCCTAAAGTGCGGAAACTAATCGTGGTAAAGGATTGGGACGAGGTTAAGGAATTGGCTTGGTATTGTGCGTCCTGAGAATCTAAACAACCCTACAAAGGAGAATACATGACACACCCCAAGCAATTAGATGAAGTTGGAATTACTGAAAGTTATCTTAGAAAGCTGGCCAAAAAAGAGGGCGTATCTTATAAAAAGGCAGTGCAGATAGCTATGGAGCAATGGGGAGAGTATTCCCTAAAACTGATTAACAAGATTGTCGCGGAGAATATTAAGACAAGATAACAACCCCGCCAAGGGTTCAAACCCCAACGGCTTTCGCGCTTGCTTATAAACGGCAGCGCAGGCATTCCGTCTTTACAAACGGAAGCATAGCCACCTATAAGGAGCAAATAAAAATATGACAGAAGAAGAAATTATTAAAGCATACCTTTCGCGCTTAGGTAAGAAAGGCGGGAGCGTAAAAGGATCTTGCAAGGCTCGCAAGTTATCGCGGGAGCATTACCAAACGGTAGCCCAGGCACAACGGGAGCGTTGGCAAAAGTGGCGGACCGAAAACGGCAGGCCAGCTACCAAACGGTAGCGTAGCCTTTCGCGGGAGCGTTAGCCCTATAAGGGGTGTGTAGAATAGCCTTATAAGGGGTCTATAAGGGGCGTATAAACGGCAGTCTAGCGTCCGATACTGCAACAGCAGGCTCGGTTTCCTAGCTGCTCAACCCTGAACTTGACGTTTAAACTCGATTCTTGGGGTTTTGTTTTAGTTCCGCATCTTTTACCATTTTGCCCATCCCGACCCCGTAGCGAGGCTTCTGGAGGGCAAGGAATCGATTTTAAAGCCTTTTTGCTTTTCATGTAACTACCAATTTCGGCAACTCCAGAAACGTGGGGTTAGCTTGCTTGGAGGTTTGCTGTCACACCCATGCCTAGCTCTAAAGCTACGCCTGCGGTCTGGATTGCTCTTCTTAATAGTCATCTTGGGATCGCCATAGCGGATGGTCTTGCTCTCGCCACCCTTGCAAGCCCTTACTACGAACTTCTTTGGTCCTCCAGGTGTACGCCTAGGGCTATTGCAAGGCAGTTCTCTAGGATTCATCATCTACCTCATCGGTATCCCAAACCTCAGGGCAAGCATCGTGGAGCGACTGGAGTGCCTTCTGGTGGCTTTCAAAGAACCCCGACAGCCTCTTGACCTGCTCGGTAAGGCTGTTCCATTGCACTTCAAATACCTCATAGGAGCAGTTGGCATTCATATCGTCTACAAGTTGGCCTAGCAAACGTAACACGCCATGCAACTGTGCATTCTCACGCTGGAGGAGGGCAATAAACTTGTGTGCCACCTTCAGTTGCTCTCTATCGTGATTCAAAACCACCTTTTTTTGCTTTCATCATGCGCCACACCTTGGGGCTGATGGTGCTTTTAGACTTGGGACGGCTAGTGCCAGCCTTGCGTCTGGCGTTAATGTTGGCGTATAGACCTGGCTTTGAGTTGTTCATTTCACGATTGTACCACACCCACCACCTGATAACCAACTTCGTTCCTTGGCAGGTGTGAGCGTGTCCAGCCAACCCAGCCAGCCCAGCCCAGCCCTGCCAGCCTTGTTTGCTCATTTAGGAGAACGCTACGGAAATAGCGTAGCGTAGTAGGGACAGGACGGACTAAAGGAGTCCTGTTCCTACTTTTCCTTCGCGAATTATTCCTTATATATATAAGGAGTCTGACTGCTCAAGGAATGATAGTGTTTTGAAAGTGGATTAGAAAGCAGTCTGATTGGCAATATACAAGCCACTGTCAGACAATATCTTGTTAGCTTTGTGAAGGCGTTTTAGATAGCGATAAAAGGTACTTTCGGATACTTCCAACTTTTCGATGATATGACGACATAAATCACCCGCTTGCCACTGCTTGCTCCCCATCTCGGTTAAGAACCTTTTGTCGTCAACAGCCTTGTGTGCGCCTGGCTTCTTTAGCTTATCTGGATTGAGTGCAAAGTTGGCTTGGAACAGTGGGTAATGCCACTGAACGACAAAGCTATCTACTGGCGGGAAGTTACGCAGTGTGATGTCACAAGTGTAGGTCTTCTCATCCTCCTCGTGGGCAGTCAGAACGACCAACGTATCTGGATTACGGGCGAAAACGCCCGAACCACTAAAGCGGTCAATCGACTCTGCACCCGACTTGTTACCCTTGCTGAAGTGATGTGAGAGGATGATTGACAGATTGTGGCGGGTCGCTAGATACTCAAATTCATTCATCAAACTTGACATATCCCCAGCTGAATTTTCGTCTCTCTCTCCCATGAGCATGTAGTTTGGATCAAGGATAATGGCTTGGTAGCCCTTACCTTCAATCTGCTTCTCGATCATAGGGCGGATGAGAGTCAAGTCGGCAGCGTGACCTCGGAGCGTCCACACATCAAAGTCATCAGCCTTATCTTCCAGCCCCTTGGCTTTGATAACATCGGCCAAACGATTGCGGAACGACCATTCTTGGATCTCAAAGTTGATGAACAACACCCGCGACATCTTGCACTGCTGCCCCCACCAAGGCACGCCAGCGTGTAACGAAAGGGCTAAGTCAATGAGCGACCAACTCTTGAAAGCCTTGCTACCGCCACCCAACAACATCTTCCCACCTCTATGCAGCATTCCCTCAATTAGCGTCTCTGGTGCAGGCAGGTCTTCCTTAACAAGTTGTGCATAAGATTTGATCGGAGGCCACTCGTCCGTCTTCGGTTTGATACCAAGTGCTACGGCTGGCTCTATCATTTTCCTCCTTTGCAAAACCATAATAGGCTCTGCATTTTGTCTTCTCTCTTTGCCCCAGGAATCCTAACGGGTTGGCTGGGTTTGAATGTTGCAGGGTCGCATCCTAACGGAATAAGAAAAGCTTTTAACTGTTCCACCCATTCGTTCTTAGGTGGCATCTCAAACCAACCATGCAAGCTCTTTCCGCCAGTATTAACAACGGCGTGTAGCTTCATACTGAACAAGTCACGCATCAATTGGAACACCGCGCCCATCTGTGGTTTAGTTAGTACATCTGACTCTACAACCAAGAAGATCCTATCCTCAACCGTATCGTTGGACCTGCTGACTGTGCCTTGCTTATAGGTCGCGCCAGTTGTGTACTGCCCAATCGGTTCATCCAGCTTCTTCCACTCGTAAGCTATGCGGAAGTTCTGTGGATGCTTCCCGCTATCCGTGACGTTGCCTATCCAGATATTGTCAAGAGCGTTGAACAGCGATAGGAACAACTGATAGTCCTGAGCTGGATCGTCCAGCTTGGTTGGACTTTCCTCAAACATATCCGCAGTCTCCCAATTGTAGTGCGTGAGGTAGCGTTGCTTGTTTGACTCGGCAATCGTCTTAATCCTATCCAACACCTCGGCGTGTGGGTCTTTTTTAATAACCAACTTGGGTACGGCTGTGCCACCCGACATAATGTTTACTGGCTTGTAAAGCACATCGCTGGATATGGCTCGGCGCAGTTTGCGGTTAGCCTCATCACGATACGGCGTGCAAGAAGTATGCCAACAGAAGATAGTCGGCGCGCCATCCACGAACACCGTTGTATCTCTGATGCGAGTGTGGCTGGTATGTGCAGCCTCACCTGGACACTTGCACAGCCCGTGATTCTCGGACTGCCAATCCACTTGGCCTACGATCTCTTCAGCTTGGCGTTGTGCTGTTGTCATTTATATTCTTGGTGACATCTTGAATGACATTCTCTGCATAAACCCACAAGTTCAAACATAAGTTC